GTTTCCCAGTCACGATCAGACAGAGGGTTCCGAAGTGTTTCAATGTCCACTGCAATGAGTGTACACGAGGACAGGAATTGAGTTGCGAAGTCTGCATCCTCTTGAGAACGGATAATTCGCCACTTGAACTCTGGAACATCTAACCACTTGTGAGGCGCTGTTAGTTTAGATATAAACCGAGAGGCCAGGAATTTTCCATACGGCACTGTCATCAGTTGTTCTAGCGGAGCGACAACAACAAACTCCAGGTCATCCTTCTTAAACCAAGAGCCGGCGAATGCGTCAACGGAAGGTTTAACGCGATCAGCCAGCTTAGATAACAGGATTTGATTTGTGGTGATAACCTTATCAACTCCGCGCTCCTTGCAATAAGATTTGATCTCATGGAAAGTTGTTATAGGAGCTGTAAGAACATGACACTTATCTGTGCCGATGTAAGGTTTGAGGTGGGAGAGGTACGGGCGATCCTCAGGTGTTCCGTAAAATAAGAGTGCCATAAGGTATCAGTCTTTGAAAAATATAAGGTAGATCATGTACACAGTGAACAAACAGAGTGCCCAATCTATGTGGTATTGTAAGATGTGAAGGCTGAATGACATATGAGTGAGAGAGAATACTAATCTCCAAAGGTTCCAGAGTGGATGTCGCCAGCGTATGCGCAGGCAGCAGGCAGCAAACGGGTTGCAAGTTTCATGTTAGTTAGAATGAGTGTGCGGGAGGTTGTTGTAGCTTGTTGTAGTTGAGCTGCCCAAGAGGAGTCCCAACGCCAGGAATTCTTTGCCATGAGTTCCAGAGCATACAAGGATGATACCATCAGAGGTAACGATTGTTTATGTACCTTAGCTGCAATCTCTGCCCCTACTGCTAGGATGACTGCCAAGCTGGCGAGGAATTCTCGATGTTCAACTTCATTATCTATCAGCAGGCAACCTAGTTGGTGATCCAGTATTTGTTCTTTCAGGTCAGCAATTGCAGCGTTTTTCATGGTCATGGTCAGGGGATTGAGTGGGATGAAAATGTCCTGGCCTTTAACGCCGCCAGGGCGGGCGGCCCTTACGGGACTTTGGTAAGTCACTGTGTTGGTTGATAGTGCTTTGCCGTGTTCGCCCCGGCTTCCTCTTTCCGCAGCTATCGGTTGGTGCTGTACTTTCAACAGCGTGTAGGTTGGCAACTACCTATCACAGCACTATCACAAATAAACTCGGAGAGGCTGAATTTATTTGTGATACCCCTCCGGGTTAGGGAGGGGGATGAAGAAGGTATTACACCACTTCAAGTTTCAGCATGGTTTGAGAATCTTCGTAGTTCTCATCCTTGCTCTTGCGAATGCCCAGGACAACTGCACAATCGACACCTTCCTTGGTGGCTTCCAGAATCTCACCGATAGCATTGGTTTCTGCCAACACCGAGAACGGCTTGAGGATTGTCTTGAGTTGGCCCTGGCCGATGACGTTAGCCGTACCGTCTTTCTTCTTGGTATGAACAAAGATAGTAGTCTTGTCCATAGGATTAGGCTCGGCGGCTTCCGGGTTGGTCAGCTCGATAGTTTCTTTGTGAACGATGTCAACAATATAACTACCAGGCTTTTTCATATTCCGTTTGACAGTAACCTTAGCCACGTAAGCACCGGCAGGGAACAGGCAGTTAGCGGGCAAGTCTGCCAGATCGTCCAGAGTTTCGTCCAGGCCGTCGATGGTTTCGTTTTCGTAGTTGTCGTTCATGGTTTGAGTCTTTCAATTAAAGTGAGGTGGTTGTGAGATGATTGTGAGAGGGTGAGTCAGTTAGCTTGTGATGCTTGTGTTTCAAGTTCTCCTAAAAAATGTTCTAGTGCCTGGGAATAGTGAGTAGCTTTCAGCAGGTTCTCAGTACGGGTACCTTTACCACTGTTAGCTCTCGCGTTGTATTTGATGATATTACCCCGCAGGTATCCGATGTATTCTTCGGGGGTCAGCCAAGATTTCATGGCAACCCAAGGTTCAACTGCCAGGTTTTTGTAGTGATCTCCGCCGACTTGGCGGTCGCGGTATTTAGGGTGACGTGTTTTAATCATTTCAGTTTAGCTTTCATTGCAAGGAGGGATGCGGCTGCCTTCTGTCCGTTGGATTGATTCGCTGGAACTTCGGGTTGGTGTTTGAAGATTGGAACAAGTGAAGGCTTATCCATCTTCTCGGTTGCAACGTCTGTTCGTGATCCCGTTACGATGTTCATTGTCCCTGTGGTAGAGGAAGTAAATGTGTGTTTCTTATTAGCCACCTGACAATATACAACGTGTCCAAAGTATTTAGCAGTGTTGCGGCTGAATGCCCGCGAGCCTGCGGTGGGTACGATCTTTACCTTACCATCTTCAAGTTCAGCTTCGGTTTCGTGGGAGATACAAACCACGTGAAACTTAGCTTGTTGAACGTGGGAAAGGAACATGTCCATGAGTTTCCCAAGTGAGCCCCAGTCATCGAACTGCATCTTGTAATCATCAGGTTGATTCTTGGTGATGTGTGAGATAGCAGAGTTGGTTAGCTGTGTAAGAGAGTCAAACACAACAATCGTTTCATGAGTTAGCGCGCCAAGATTGATGTGGGTATATGACTTATCAGCCTTCTTATCCTTTTCTTGTGCAACCCATTTACCTGTTTCTTCATCAATCCAGCCAGGATTACCTCGAATCATCTTGAGACAAGTTTCGATTGCAATCGGCCAAGAGCGTGAGTCAGGGAGTACAATGAGTTCTACTTTGTCTTGTTGTTCTTGTGGAAGTTTGAACAAGGTTGCATGTCCGTTTTCCAAGTCTACCCAGATCAGGTTGAAGTGAGATGCAAGTTCAGATACCAGTTGAGTCTTACCAACTTTAGGCGGGCCGTAGACAAGAACAGATTGAGGAGATGTTCGTGGGGCATTAGAGAGTTTCATGGTTAGTGTCCTTTTTAACTTGTGCAGCGATCAGATCAGCGATTGAAATTTGAATTTGGTATGTTGCAAGGTCGGTGTCTATTTTATCAGACTCGGCCACAGTGAGAGGCTTTATAAGGTTGGCTGTTGATAGGGTACATACTTGGAGGTACTCACACTCTCGGAAGAATGAATAACAGGACTCACCTCGCATGGGATAGATTTCTGTTTCTTCATACATCTTGATTGTTTCAACGTCCAACAAGAGTTCACGAATCCAAAGAGCGCGAGAGTAATAAGATTTCTCAAACGGCAATTGGATGAAGGACTCGCTCTTTGTTTGGTACACAAGATACAGAACTTTGTATGAGGACAGTTCCGGAAATATGGCATCAAGGACAATAGAGTATCCGATCGCTTGTGCTGAGTTCTTGTACTGTGCAGGGTTAACCGAAGTCGCTCCCGTTGTTTTACATTCAAGAACCAGAACTTCCCCTGTGTGTTTGTGTCGCAACACAGCATCAACAAATCCACGGTATTTGAACTGCTCTGGGAATGAGATTACAAAAGAGAGTTCACACGCCGGCTTGTCTTGGTATGTCACAAGTTCGTAATCTTCGAGATACCCGTCCTCGCACAAGGATTTAAATTGTTTGAGGGCTAGGATAGCTCCAAAGAATGATTTATTTTGCTTAGGATTCTCTGCCAGCAGGTCAGTTTCCCACCTGAGGAACAAGGCCAGAAGTGTGGCCTTCCAAGGGATGCCTTGTAGAACCTGTTGAATTCCTTCACCTACCGCATGTCCGTACGCGAACGTAAGGCTTGTAGCTTGATCTTCAACTGCATCAGACTTACTGTTGAGTCGGTACAGTTGGAACTTACGGGGGCAGGAATGCAGGGTGAGGAGGGAGGAGTAGGAAAGGTTGCGGATGCGTTTGTCAATTCCGCTAACTTCAGCGAGGGCGGAGCTTTCATTATCAAGTTCGTCCAGTGCTGTGAAGTCATCGTGTTCAGTTTCAGAAAACATAGTATTTTACTTTCATGTTCATAGGTAATTGTTTCACGTAAGAATTGAAATGAATCATGCAGTTTTATGTAAGTTTCATATGGGATGTTTTGTGTTATGTGAGTGGCATAGAACAGAGTGTAGAGAGAGGCAGCACCTGATAGGTGAGAGGAGAGTGTTTGATAACGGTATCCTCTAGGGTGGTAGATAGATGATGCTACGGTTGAAGGAAGCCGCGCCGCTGCAATCATTAACAGGATAAAGTAATGAGGTAATCCTGTGTGATGTTGTAGTAGCGGCTTTGCGTCCTCAGAATCCCAGGTCATCCATCGTTGCCTTTGACAGTGTCTTACGGGACGTGGTTGACTTGGTTGCTTTGGTCACAGCTGCTGCTATGTAGGAGTTAGTTTGTTTCTCCAAACCGCGTACAACAATGTTGAGTTCTTCATCGGTGAGAAGTGTCACTTGTTCCGGCTGTGCTTTGAGTGTGCGATGAATGTCTCGCAACAGTGTTGGAATAGTGGGATGGGAAGCAAGAAGGGCAGCTTGCAATTCATCGAGTTTGGATTTAATTTCAAAGTTTACCATGATAGCTGTGTGGTGGTTGTGAGAGGGCTAAGAAAACAGGTGTTCGATTGGAGTGTAGTAGTGTAAGGTTATGGTTAGTATGTTGTCAGTTGATGTTGAGGAGAGTGATGTTTTCTTTCCTTGTTCTTCGGTCGCCAAATGGAAAAGAGTATCCATGTATTTTTCTTTCATCACTGCTTTGTATATGCGTGCGTGAAAGTTAGGCGGGGCAGCTATTGTTATTGTGTTTGTGCTCGATTGTTTTAGTGCAATCCAAGCTGTCTGATACATGCGCAGTTTAGGGCGAGCCATTGGATTGAGTGGGCATTGGGTGGGAGGTTGGTGAATGGAGTATTAAGATACCAAATACATTGAGAGGACTGTTGGTATTTGGTATGTTGATACTTCATCAGGGAAGATAATAGATGTTTCCTCGGGAGATTACTTTACTTGTGTGAGTATCAATCACAGTGTAAAACATGTCCGGAGAAGCGTTGAGTGCGTAGGATACTTGTGCTTCGTGTTCGTGTTGGGAAACTTTTCCGTGACGGTCGATCACAAGGTAACGTAGAGTATGTTTCATGGTGGGGCCTGGTGGGTTGACCTACTCACACTGACAAGGGCAAGGTCAGATTGGATTGTGAGTAGGTCAATCGTGTGGATTAGAAGCCCAGGTTTTCTGCCAAATCAGCAGCCGAATCCTGTTTCATCATGTCCTCAGCTTTCTTCAACAGGAACTCAACAGGGCCGGTGAACTGTTCGGCATCCGGCGCGTTGGAAACATAGAGGGCCAACATTTCCACAAACTTCGGGAGCAGTTCCAGTTTCTTTTCGTGGTTACGCAGCGGCTGGAATTTGGCAGCCAGGATTACAGCTTGTCGCTTGATAACATCCTCAGCTTTACCCAGCAGGCCAGGCATAATCTGCATGTAAGACTTAATAAAATCTTCCCACACTTCTTTAGGAATGCCACGGCCACGGCGCTCGGAGTCCGGCTGGTTAGCGATAGCTTCCCAGGTAACGCTGTCGATAGGGAAGTTATCCGAGGTCAGCGAAGTGTCATCACCGAGAACAGATTTAACATAATCCGTGATAACGGTTTCAACTGCGCTACGCAGCAGATCAAGTTGCTTACCGCCAGCTTCAAGAATTTGAACGATGCCTTCAACCGAAGGGATGCCCAGGTTAAGGGTAACTGCGGCGCGCTTGGATTCGACACCGGTTTCTTCGTCTTTGGTTTTGCGGAAATTAAAAGTGATCTCTTTGTTGTCGATCATGGGATTGTGGTTTGCTTGAATTTCGGACATTGCTATTTCCTTGAGTGGTTAGGGTTTGAAAAACTCGATAGTTGTTTCAGTTGTTTATCGAGTGAGTGGATTGTGCCACAGGGGTAAGGGGCTGTCAACCCCCCTCCCGCACTTTAGTATAAATCTCCCGAAGGATTGTTACTGAAAGTTCCAGGTGCATAGTTGCTTCCATGTCATCAGATACTTGAGGGATGATTTTATTGAGCAGCGCCATACATGCAGTGATGTTCCCAAGGTTATTGAATTTGGCGGTTGCTGTGACTTGTGCAGGCGTGCGTGGTGGTGTTATGTCTCTGTATCCTTGATCGAGAAGATCAGCAAGTTCGGGCGAGTTCTTACGAACCAGGACTCGTTTTGTCGGTTGGGTTGGATGTTGTAAGAGCATTTGCTAGTGATGTGTTGTGGATGTATGTTGATATGTATTGTTTTGCTTTCTTCACAGGGAT